GACGGCAAAATAATATTGGAAACAAAATGAGTCAAGCACAATATAACTTAAACACAAAGACAGACTATCTTAATCGTAAGATGTTCTTGGATCCAGCAGGTCCAGTTACTATTCAGAGATTTGAAGAAGTGAAATACAAAAAGATCGCAGACTTTGAAGCAACAGCACGTGGTTTCTTTTGGCAACCAGAAGAGATTAGCTTATCAAAGGATGCCAACGACTTTAAGGATGCCAGTGATGCAATTAAACATATTTTTACTAGTAACCTACTACGTCAAACAGCACTTGATAGTTTGCAAGGCAGAGGGCCAACGCAGGTATTTACTCCTGTGTGTTCCTTACCCGAAGTCGAAGCTTTAATGTATAACTGGGGCTTCTTTGAAACTAACATTCATAGCAAGTCGTACAGTCATATCATTCGTAATATCTACAATGTGCCAAAGGATGTGTTTAACACAATCCACGATACTAAAGAAATTGTAGACATGGCTTCGAGTGTTGGTTTGTATTATGACAAGCTACACGTTATCAACTGCCAAAAAGAAACCGGCGCAACTATTACCGAACGTGATCACATCAAAGCAATTTGGTTAGCGTTACATGCATCGTATGCCTTAGAAGCGTTTCGCTTTATGGTATCGTTCGCTACAAGTTTGGCCATGGTCGAGAACAAGATCTTTATTGGCAATGGCAACATTATCAGTTTGATTTTACAAGACGAGTTGTTGCACAAAGGTTGGACAGCTTACTTGATCAATCAAGTAATCAAAGAAGATAGTCGCTTTGCAGAAATCAAAGGCGAGTGTGAACAAGAAGTCTATCAGCTATATATGGATGTTATACGTGAGGAAAAAGCCTGGGCTGACTATTTGTTTAAGCAAGGTCCTGTGATTGGTCTTAATGCAAATATCCTTAAAGAATTTGTTGACTATACCGCAGTAGGCGCACTAAAGGATATTGGTATCAAGTACAATAGTCCTGCACCGAAGTCTACTCCTATTCCTTGGTTTAACAAACATAGCGATACAAGTAAAAAACAAACAGCGTTACAGGAAAGTGAAAGCACTAATTATGTCATCGGCGTAATGAGCGATGCACTAGACTACGACGAATTACCAGCATTATAAGAGAAAAAGATGATTACAGTATACAGTAAAAACAACTGCCCGTTTTGCGACAGAGCAAAAGCATTGTTAGAAAGTAAAGCAATTCCATTTAAAACAGTTATGATGGAAGATAATCCTGACGCCCGTGAGTTCCTGATGGATCAAGGCCTGCGTTCAGTACCACAGATTTTCAAGGATGGCGTTCTCCTACCAGGTGGCTTTCAGGGCCTAGCTGGAAAAGACGAAGAATTTTTTAACACACTAAAAGGATAAACATGTTAATTGACAAAGGCGTAAGCATCGGTGAAGTAATCACCTTAAAACTAACAAGCGGCGAAGAAATTGTTGCTAAACTTTCAGAAGAGACAGATGTCTATTACAAGTTATCACGTCCAATGGTTATCGGTATGGGACAACAAGGCCCTGGACTAATGCCCTACTTGTTTACCATTCATCCAGATAAAGAAGTCAAGTTATCAAAAAATACCGTTACAGTAGCAGAAGCAACAGATGCTAGTTTTGCCAAACAATTCCTCGAAACAACTTCGGGCATTAAACTGGTATAAATATTAGTTCTAGGAGATAGATTATGCCAGGTTCAGTCTTTAATGCAGTATTTAATACAGGTGGGTCGATTACCGTTGACGATACGCTGGCCACGGCCGCTATTAGTGCCCAAACGGCCGCTATTCTTGCTCAAACACTTTGGATGACAAATAATCTCGGAGTAACTGGTCTTAAGACACCTGGCAGTTTTATCAGTCAATTGAGTGTAGTAGCAGACTCATTAAACGACACTACTGTTATTCTTAGTGAAATGCTCGAGAAACAAAAAGAGCTAGTGGCACAATTGGGCAGTATCCAAACATCGCTTAATGCAGTATCGACTCAACTTGCTTCTGGAGTAACTACCCAACAAATGGCTGTGGCTGATCAAATTAAGAGTAATAAATTTCAGCAATTGAATACCAATGCGGCATTGGCAAGAGCCGACCTACCACCGATTGAAGTTAAACCGGCAGACATGGGTGAGAGTATCTCCAGTGCCATTCAAGATATTGGAGCAATAAAGATTCAAACAACTGCATCACAATTAGTTGAGTCGAATATTTCAGCTGGTATTGCGTGGACTGCTACTCAAACAAGTAATATTATCTCCGAGAGTTTCGTAGGAGTGGCGGCAGCTTCTGCGAAGAAAACAATCAAAGGATGGCTCAAAATTGTCGATCCTGAAGTAGTTAAAACTCAGATACAGAAAAAGGCAGCGGGTCGAGCCGCTAAAACTCTCGATGCTCCTGTCGTAGCGCCACCTTAATGAAAGATAGTGTTGCTCGATTAGGAACAGACACTGCTTCTGGCAGTGCTATCGCTTCTGGTTCCAAGACTGTAATTACCAACGACGACTTTACTGCATTTGTATCCTCGGCAACTGCTAACGGAAGTTTAGTAGTTGCTGGGTCTACTAGCGTCTTTGTAGAAGATAAATCTATTGCTAGAGAAAGCGATCCTCTCAATTCCGGCGGCAACGTTACTACAGGTAGTAGCAATGTCTTTGCTGGACTAAAATAAATCAGTCAATAATATTGACCTTACAAGTTATATCTGCTAAATTAAGTATGCGTTAACTATCGCACCTTAAGGAGAAACAAATGGCTACAAACAAATATCAAGAATTCACTAAAATCATCGAAGCAATGGAGTCGGACTTTGAAAAGTTCTACGACAAAGAAGTAGGTGCAGCCGGTACTCGTGTACGTAAGCATTGTCAAGATTTGGCAAAACTTTGCAAAGAAACACGTAACGATGTAACAGCAGTTAAGAATGAGCGTAAAGAAGTAAAATAATATATGGCATACAGCAATCAGGTCATTGACCACTATGAAAATCCAAGAAATGTAGGATCTTTTGAAAAAGATGATCCTACTGTTGGAACTGGCATGGTCGGTGCTCCTGCTTGTGGTGATGTAATGAAGCTACAGATTAAAGTTAACAGCGAAGGTATCATCGAAGATGCCAAGTTTAAAACTTATGGTTGCGGAAGTGCGATTGCATCTAGCTCATTAGTAACTGAATGGCTTAAGGGCAAAACACTTGAGCAAGCAGGGCAGATTAAGAATAATCAAATTGCAACAGAACTTGCGCTCCCTCCAGTTAAAATACATTGTAGTATACTTGCAGAAGATGCTATAAAAGCAGCCGTCGATGATTACCGTAACCGAAACAGCATCTAAACGAATTAAACAAAATTTGGCAAAACGTGGGAAAGGTGTCGGCATACGCATTGGCGTTAGGACTACTGGATGTAGCGGACTAGCCTATGTATTAGAATACGTAGATGTACTCGAAGCTGAAGCAGGAGTCATAAACTATGCCCAGCCCGATTTTTGCATATTAGTAAGTTTAAAAGACGAGCCCTACTTAGACGGCTTGACAATGGATTGGGTTCGAAACGGACTCAACGAGGGTTTTGACTTCCAAAATCCAAACGAACGTGATCGCTGTGGTTGTGGCGAGTCATTTCGAGTATAAACCAAAACTGCTTGACTTTTTCCCGAGTGTCCTGTATAATATACAGATATTAAACATTTTGGTGGATAATTATGAGCATGCATTTAGAAGGCCCGTGGCTTAGTACTACAGGCAAACAAAAAGGCAAAAAGAAGTTTGCCAGTGCGGAACATAAGCGTAAAGCTGAACAAGCTGAAGCAGATTGGAAAGCATTGCAGAAGAAGTGGGGAGTTGAGGCCGAAGAGAAAAAGCGCAACCGCGCTCTCAAAGCTGATTCGTATAGCCCTGGCCCAAAAACATATCGTGGCGCCGAACTTCCAAAAATTCCTAGTAGAGACTCAGGCGGAGGAAATGCAACACTCAAACCTGCCAAAGTTTATACAGGTACTAAAGTTAAAGGTATTGCTACCATGCATAAAAGCAACGCAGTGCCGGTTTTTAGCGACGAAGAAGCAATCGATATTAGTAAAATGCGTAGATAATTATAAACTTATGTTTTTATACTTATCACACAGGCATAACTATATATTGTACCTGAAAAGATCAGGCCTAATTACACAAGGAGATGTACACGGGCAAACAATAACCAATGACGGAACTAGCAATTCCTGATCCAGCGTAAAGGAGACATAACATGATACGCATTATCAAAACAGTAGTATTCCTACTAGCAATTCTAGTAGTGACAATCGCAGGGTATAAGGCAGTTAACTATAAACTGGATACCCTAAAAGCCGCTCGCTCAGAAGTGAGCCAAGTTACAGCACAAATGAGACAGAAACAATTAGACTGTCTAGCTCGTAACATATATTACGAAGCCGGTTACGAACCTTTCGAAGGAAAAGTAGCAGTGGCACAAGTAACAATCAATCGTGCAGAAAGCGGGGATTTCCCCAGCGACATCTGCCAAGTCGTTTACCAGAAGAACATTGTTTATGAGCGTGTTCTTTGTCAGTTCAGTTGGTACTGCGACCACGCTACACTTAAGAAGCCTATGAATGGCGCAACTTATGTAGAAAGTATGGAAGTAGCCAAAAAAGTTCTACTAGAAGGTTTTAGATTGCCATCTATGAAAGATGCACTATACTTTCACGGTGATTATATTAATCCCGGGTGGAAACGTGAAAGAGTAGCAAAAATTGGTCGTCACATATTTTACAAATAAGGAATAACATGAACATTAGTCAAATAAAGAAAATTGCAATCGATATGTTTAATCTTGATATTTGGGTTAAAAATCTTAAAGAGCATGCCCCAAACATTTCAGCTGAAACAGCAGGTTGGATTGCCGTAGTGTTAATGCACTTGGCCACTGTTCCTACATTGATTGCTGTCCTAACTGGGCTAACTGAAAAGATGCCGCCTGTAGATTTGGTGCTTTTTATGTGGATGGGTTTATTTTTATTCTTCGTTAAAGCTACCATCCAAAAGGATCTACTTAACATTGTAACTATAGGATTCGGGTTCTTTTGCCAAGCGGCATTGTTAGCCCTTATTGTATTCAAATAACTTGTATTTGCGGAGCCTCTGACAGTATAATTGCATAGAGGCGCAATTACCGCTAAATACTAGATAATTAAGGAGCATAATAATGCCATCAGGATTTCAACAAGACGCTAATCAATTAGCACCAGGATTTTACAGAGTCGTTCTAACAATGACCAGCGGAACGTATTATCCAACTGCCGACACTAACGATAACGGCGGTGTAACACCAAACAGTTCAGACAGTTTTTCAACTGCAAATCTTCCAACTACACTAGCAAAAGGCCAAGCCCGTGCTAGAGGTAATATGCGTTTCCGCAATATTGTTAACGCACTAACAGGAATAGCAGATTGCCAAATTCTCGACGTTGAAGTCGATAGCGATGAAACTAACGGTGATGCACAAGCAACAACTTTAGCATTTACAGCCAAGTATGACCGCGATGCATTTATTCCAGCAACTGGTACAGACATTGCAGGCGGCAGTATTACAACTAAAGCATTGTATCTTAAAAACGAAGTAGCAAAAGCAATTCGTTTATCAACTACCGCTAACGCTAGAGTGTATGATGGCGCACTCGGTACAGATACACAGTTATCGATCACAGTTACGCATACTGGTGCAACAGCATCGCAGACATTCGGTACAGTAGCAGTAGCTCTTATCGATGGCACTGAATTAGTAACAGCAGACTCATCAGGCGACGCAGAATAAGGACCTTATGATTTTAGCCTGGCTACTACTCCTTACTGGCTTAACAATTTCAGCGGTCGCAATCTACTACTCAGTAGTAGGTTTGGCCGCTATTTTCTCTGCCGCAGTAATTCCTATCATTGTAATGGGTTCTGCTTTAGAAGTAGCCAAGTTAGTCTGCGCCAGCTGGCTCAAAGCTAATTGGAGTCAAGCACCGCGCTTGATGAAGATTTACATGACTACTGCGGTAATTGTGTTAATGCTTATTACTTCAATGGGTATCTTTGGATTCTTATCTAAAGCACACTCTGACCAAAGTCTAGTGTCAGGCGATGTAATGTCACGCATTAGTATATACGATGAGAAGATTAAAACCAGCAAGGAAAACATCGATGCAAACCGTAAAGCACTTACTCAAATGGACGCGGCTGTCGATCAAAGTATGGCACGCTCTAATGATGAAAAAGGTGCCGACAAAGCCGTTGCGATACGCAGAGGTCAGGCTAAAGAAAGAGCTAGACTTCAAGCAGAGATTGCGTCGGAACAAAAGAACATTGCTCAACTCAATGACCAAGCCGCTCCCATACGTGCTGAAGTCAGAAAAGTGGAAGCAGAAGTTGGACCACTAAAATACATTGCCGCATTTGTATATGGCGAAACAGATGAAACAATTTTAGAAAAAGCAGTTACTTGGGTTATCATTACAATCATTGTAGTATTTGATCCGCTAGCCGTTATCATGTTACTAGCCGCACAGATGACATTTGGTTGGAAGAAAGAACAAGAATTAGTTCCAGCATACGAGCCGGATGATGGTCCATTAACTGACGATCAACTTGAACAAATTAGAAACAGCACAGCTTTATTTGTAGATCACGGAGAACATCCTAAAGATACATTTGAACACGAACACACAGAGACAGAAGTTCCAAGCGAAACACCGTTGACTGCACTAGGAGGTGATATAACAGCACCGGAGGAACCAGTGGTACCAGGTACTACTGAATCAGAGCTAGATAAATGGAACAAAATGGTCGATGAGGCAGAAAAGGCTATTCAACAAGAAAACGAAGCGGTCCAGGAAGAAGCACGAAAGTATCATCCTGCACCCGACTTTCCTGCTGAAGAGCAATATGCTGAAGTCACAGGTGACAGAACCAAGCCCGACTTAACTGAAGTTATTGAATCTGAAGATTCAAAAAAAAAGAGTTACATGACCAAGGATCAAACAGGCCAAATACAGATCAAGAACAGGGAAGTATAGGCTACGTTCAGAATTCAGAACAGGGTGAAGGAACGCTCTGGTCTCGGATAAATCGTAGCGGTGCTAAACCCAAAGATGAAATGTACAAATTGTATGGTGCTAACGTATTTGAAACTTTACAAGTAGATGAAACAACAGATCCTGAATTATACAAATTTGTTGAAGAAACTAAAAGTAAAGGTCCAAAGTTTAGCAACTATTCAAGAGAGAAACTAGAATACTTTACAAGTAGGATTTATGAACTTAGGAAAGATAACAGTAATTACACCGCCGGATAAATTGTTCAATATGAACTTGAGTTATCTGTTAGTCAAACCGTCTATTATTGTAAAGCAACAATTTCAAACTATCTTAAGCAAGAGCATAGATGATTTGAATATTTTTATTTACGATAGTGATGAAACTGACATTGCCTGGATGTTAGGAATAGCACAGCAAGTAGATGTGGTAATTATAGATGTTGATCATTGTGATCCCGTAACGCGACAGTTTATCAGTTTTATAC